GCCCCGACCTACACCATCATTGCAGATACGCCTCCGAACATCAATGGCAAGCAATATGCCATTAGTGCTCTTGGCGGTACGCAAACTGGTGTGGATGTGAATTCGGTTTCGAAACCGTTCACAAGCACCTTCTTCCGCCCGCAGGTCTTGAAACCCCTGCCCGCGGCGAATCCGACGACGGGGATCGTTCGGAGCGTTCCGGTCAACACCTACAAACTCGTCACCCGCAAGGGTGCCGTGCCCGCTGCCAATCAGACTGCGCAAGTGGCTCGTATCACTACGACCATTGACGCCCCTGCTGGCACGGACACTTACGAACCTGAGGAGTTGAAGGCCATGTTGTCTGCGCATGTCGGAATTCTGAATCAACAGAGTTCCGGCATTGCCGACACCGTGACCACCGGTGTGTTGTGACTTAACAAGTCTCAACTATTTTCGCTCTATAAGTCCACTGTTAGGTGGCTTACATTAGGAGTTATCCTATGTCTTTGAACGATTCCCGGCTTTCGTCGGTATTCGACAAGCTGACATCCGAGCTTTCGTCTATTGTTGTAAATGACCAAAAACGGTTATTCGCAATAGATCGCTTGAAAACTCGCCTTCGTAAGAAAGCTAAGTTTGATGCTATCAACCTTTCTGTCGACACAGTCCAAGATTTTTTGAATCTTAACTATGGCCTTCAGGATAACGTTGATACCGCTGACCCTTTGATCCTAAACGACGCAAGGTACTTCATTACGAAGGCCCTTGAGAACTTTACGAGTTCAAAGAACCAAGCGTGCATCCAGATCCCGTACGACTTTATGGTTCTTTACGATATGTGGGGTTATGGTCCAGGTGCTTGCGCCTCTGGCCATGCCGCACATCCTGTAGAGAAACATTTAGCCGCGTGGGATACTACAAGCGCTGCTCTGCCCCTGCTACAAAAACTAAGGGCGGCTCACCCGTATCTTTCATTGAATGATAGGTACATGGGTGAACGTAAGCCGTTTCTTTGTAGGGGCTCAAGGTTGTCAACTGTTCGGAAAAACGAAGAGAAGTTTCGAACTATCGGGATGGAACCCATAGGTAATATGGCTCTGCAGCTCGCTGCAGGTCATTATTACGAAGGGGCTCTCCGTCACGTCGGCTTGGACATACGCACGCAGCAGCCTCGTAATAAGGCTTTTGCGCGCCTCGGTAGCATCGACGGTCGTTTTGCGACCTTAGATCTTTCCGAAGCAAGCAATATGATCTTGCCTAGTCTAGTTCGAGCGACCCATCCAAAAGAGTGGTTTCATATCTTGGATTCTATAAGAGTCCACGAAACGGAACTACCCGACCTGTCGTATGAAAAGCTTCATATGTTTTCGACTATGGGGAACGGTTTTACCTTTCCCTTAATGACGTTAACAATTGTGGCTCTGATATACGGCTGGCGTGCAAATTACGGTAATACTCGTAATCTTCACGTGGATTGGAACAAGACTTGTGTTTTTGGCGACGACATCATCATTCCTACTGAGGAATATGAGGGCATTACCCAAACACTTGAGTCTGTCGGTCTTGTCATTAACCATGATAAGAGCTTCAAGAGTGGCCCTTTCCGCGAATCGTGCGGAGGTGATTATTTTGAAGGGTACGACGTTACACCCTTCTACATTAAATCACTCCGACACAACGCTGACGTTTACGTAGCTATCAACCAGCTTCTTGAGTGGTCCGCAAGACATGATATTTTCTTGTGGGGCACTTTGGAGCTGCTAAAGAGCTATATAAACGGG